TATAGTTCCAGGTGGTGGAATCGCACTGCTAAACGCAGCGTCAAAAATAAAATCTAAGTCTATAGGTGAATCAGTGCTTCTAGAAGCTATTAAGGCGCCTTACAGGACAATACTTGAAAACGCGGGTATAATGGACATTAAAGATCCTAAAGACCAAGGAACAGGTCTTAATGTGGTTACAGGTAAATCAGTAAATATGATTAAGTCTGGAATAATAGATCCATTGTTAGTTACAAAAAGCGCACTTAGAAATGCAGTGTCCGTAGCTACAACTATTTTATCAACCGATTGTGTAATCAATAATCTAAGGATAGATGAAAGCAATAGGTAGAAACATAATTATAAGAAAAGAAAAAGAAGGAACCACTGAAACAAAAGGTGGTTTACTTCTTGCTGAAACTCAGCGTGAAGATATAAGGTATACTAAAGCAACAGTTGTTTCAACGGGAGAAGACGGTTCTAATGCTGGTTTAGAAAAAGGTAGCAAGGTATATTTTGACAGACATGCTGGTCATAAAATAGAAGTTGAAAAAGAAATATATCATCTTATTAAATTACAAGATGTAGTCGTTGTTTTATGAAAAAGCTAGAAGCAAGAGATGTTAAAGATATGAACTTGCTAAAACATTATCGTATAATACGTAAATGGGCTTGTAAAAACAATGGCTTAAATGATGCTGATCTTGAACTTCTTATACATTTTGATTGTATGGATTATTTTACAAAAAATGATTTTATAGAAGGCACTTATTCTTACAGCTGGGATAACAGGCGTTGGAATAGATTATTAAAAGAAGACTGGATAGTTGTATGGAGAAAAAGAAATCGAACAACACAAAAATACCATATATATAAAGTTTCTTTTAAATGTAAGCAACTAATAAGTAGGATGTATCGAATGATGCTGGGTGAAGAAGATATACCTGTTAGTAGAAGAAACAGTATAATGTCTGGTAAATCGTACACGGATAAAGTTTTAAAAAGAGCAATAGAAATAGTTAATAAAGATAAAAATAGATAATATGGATACGCCATTAGATAAAAAACTTATTGGAAATCAGGACAAACTGCCTGAGGCTTTAAAGACTAAAATTGAAGCTGCTCCAGAAAGCCCAGTTAAATTTATGGGTGGATTAGCAGCCACTGCTGCTAGATCAAGTTCTGGTGGAGGAACCGGCTCGCTTGGAAATAATCAATATAAAGGAATTTTAGGTATAACACAAAAAATCCTAGCAAAGCAAGAGCAGGAGCAATATAGAGCCAATGCTAATGTAGGAGATCCTTTTTTTAAACCAGGCGTGGAAAGAATTAGGCCGGAACAAAGAACTGATTCTGCTAGTTATGGCAATAAATCTGTTTTTTCACCTCAACAAAGTTCAAATTGTGAAAACATATTTGGTAATCAACAACAGAGACAAATGAGTATGCCTAATAGAGGCAATATTGAAGGACCTTTGTTTATGGAAGATTTATCTGGTGATGGTAAGATTACACAAAAAGACGTAGGAATTGGTCAAGGTTGGATTAAACCTGATAAAAAATAAATATATAACATGAAAGAAAAAGATAAATTTGATATGGGTAAAGCACAATTAAAAGGACAAGTAGGTGAAAACGCTGTGTGGGACGGACCATTAGATACAACAGGTTTTCCAATGGGTAAAGGTTCTAGTTCTGGATCTAAAGGTATGCAAGTATCTAAATATCCGTGCAGTTATAGTTCACAACCTATTACAACAAGAGCAAAAGGCTAAAGCATGGCTTATATTCAACATGACTCTCCATTTTTAAAAAAGAAAAAAAGCGCTGCTAGAACTGAACGTAAAGAGTTTCGTCAAGAAAGAAGAGCCAATAGAAAAGCTGAAAAAGATAAACCTATTTCACGTAAAAAATCTGAAGGTAATTTTGCTAAAGTAAAAGAAGGCGGTGGAACAGGTTCTGCGGCTGGAGGCGGTATGACTAGCAAAGGGGTTAAAGAATATAAAAAAAGAAATCCTGGTAGCAAGCTACAAACAGCTGTTACTAAGCCACCATCTGAATTAAAACCAGGTAGTAAAGCTGCTAAAAGACGTAAGTCTTTTTGTGCTAGATCTAGAAGTTGGAAATCGGAAAGAGGTAAAGCTGCTAGAAGAAAATGGAATTGTTAATAATAAATAAATAAAAAAAATTGTACAGGCGGCGAGGTGGGACTTGGATTTTTCTAAGATTTGACTTCACTTGATCGGTAGAGACTTTGGTATCGTTCGGCTACACGTGAGATTGTCCTCACAACCTGCCGTGAAGCTTACCCCTGGAGTCTTCCACTTCCCACTGCTGACCCGTCCTGTACATTTATTTTTAAAAAAAAATAATGAATATATAAATAAATAATTATGAATTACAAATCACCAATGAAAAACCAAAATAAAGGTTACGGAAAAGAGTCAGCTTCTCAAGAAAGATCAAATCTACTTAGCATGAATCCTTTAACAAAACACATGTCAACACCTATGCATATGGGAGGATCTAAATCATACGGATCAGCCATGATGATGAAAAAGAGTCCTTGTAAAAAAACAGATAAAAAAATAATACAAGATTACTCTAGAAATGCTATTGCTGATTATAAAGCAGGTGATACAAAAGCTGCTAATTACGAAAAAAAGAAGGCACTAGAAGTAGGTGCTGGAGAAGGTAAATAATAAAACAGTAGAGGTCTGTATTAAAACTCAAAACGCCAAACACTAACACTAACTTAACACTAACACTAACAAAAATGGCAAAATTTTTAAAGATCCCACTTACTGGAGTGGCTAATACACCAGAACAATTAGTATCAATTGACCAAATCGTGTCTGTAGTACCTGGAAATGTTGCTGGACCTGGAGCTAATCCAACCACAACTACAAGAATTTTCTTAAACGCAGCTGCTGCATTTGACACTATCGAAGTAACACACACTGCTGCTTTAGTAGCTGGAGATGTATTAAAAGCTTTTAATTCTGCTTTAGTTGCAAACCCAGGAGGAGTTGTTTCCACTTTAGGATCACCAGTTCAAACTGCTCAAGTACCTTTAGCTCAAAGCGGAGGACAAGGACGTCAACCGATTACTACTGCTCAAGTAAATGTAACTTACACTGCAATAGCTTTTAGTTAATTTACAATTATAATTAATCTTGCGGGTGTATTATCCCGCAGGGTTTTTTTAAAACAATTTATGGCATTTAAACTAAACACACCACCTTACAGTTTTGACAGTACTCCTATCTATCACGTAGACATGGAAGACGGAGTTTTAGGTAAAGCCAACAATAATGGTTCTATAATAATAAATAAAGACGTAGATCCAAAGAAAAAAGAAAGTGTAATAGCACACGAAAAAGTACACATTGACCAGATGAAGCGTGGTGATTTAGACTACGACGATCAAAATGTTTACTGGAAAGGTAAAAAATACTCAAGAGCACAAATGAAAGAAGGGGCTAAAAATTTACCCTGGGAAAAAGAAGCATATAATAAAGCAAAATAATTATGGCATTTAAAATAAAAAATCCATTACACTTTGATGGTACAATTGATCCAAGTAAAAAACTAACAGGTTCACAAATGAACAAAAGTATACACGGATCTAAAGATTCTTGGATGAACGACGTGAATAATGATGGTAATATGTTTACTAGAGCTATTTCATCGTATAAAAAAACACAAGCCAGTAATAAAGAAAAGTTGGATAAGTGGAGAACAGGAGTATCACCGACTGTTAATGAAACAAAAAACGTAAAAACTAAAAAATTAACTGGAGGTTCTACTAAAGGTGATGTAAGCGGAGGTAAAGTAAAATCACAAGTTACTAAAGATGGAGAGGCTGGATATGAAGCAGATGATAAGGCTAGAAAAAACAAGACTGGAATATACGCCCCTAAAAAAAGAAAAAAAGCTAAAACACTTTTAGAAATAGGAAAGGTTAAATTAAAAACAAGAAAAATTAATATTGGAGACCAAAAAAGTATCGGTGAAAAAGACGTTTTAGATTCTACACCTAAGATTAGTACTAAAAAACCTACGATAAAAGCAGCACCTAAAGACAACTCTAGAAAAGCTATAAAGAAAAGAAAAACAGCAGACAAAGCCGCTGGTGTATCTAAATCACAAATGAGAGCTAACAAAGCTAAGTCTAAATCTGAGGCTGCATTAGCGAAAGCTAAAAAATCTAAAAACCCAGATTTTAGAGCACAGTTAAAACGTAAAGCAGATAGATTAGCCGCAAGAGCTAAACGTAAAGGTGGTTCACCAGCTAAAGCAATTGGAGACCCAAAAAATCCAAAGAGAAAATACGGTAAAGTAACTGTTAAAAAAGAAAAGAAAGATGGTGTAACTACCGTAACAGCGACCAGACCTTATTCTACAAGCGGAGGTAAAAAGACTTACAAGCAATTTGAAAAAGAAGGTGGGGATGTAGCAGCGGCTAAAAAATTCAATAAAGGTAAAGAAACTAAAAGCATTACTATTGTTGATAAAAAACCCAAAGGCATTAAGGCAATACCAACAAAATCACATAAACCAAAAATTGATTTAAAAGCTAAACCTAAAAAAGGAGGCTCTGGTGTTAAAACAACTATAGTACCAGGTAAAAAGAAAAAACAACCAAAGATTACAAAAGCTAAAGTAAGAGGAAACAGAAAGCTAAGCGGACTTGGTAGAGTCAAAGGGTGTAAATAAAATTAATAAATTATGGCATTTAAGATAAAAAGATTTATACCTGCATCACCATTACAAGAAGTGGCTGGGCCTGGTAAAGGTAAATATAAAAGACGTAAAAATACAACCGATAGAAAAGTTGTAAGAAAACTAGCCAGGCAAGCGTCTAAAGATTCTAAAGAGGGCAAAAGCACTCTTATAGAAACCAGTAATTCCAGTAGATCACAACAAGGAAGCGGTAAATCTACTTCTTATAATTCTAACAATGGAAATAAAAAAGTTAAAAAAAGAGAAATTAAAAAAGCTTTAAAAAACGCGAATGTTGGAAAGGGTGATAAAGTTGTTGTGGATAAAGGTGAAGTAAAGACTATTAAAAAGAAACCTTTAACTAGAGATCAAAAAATAGCAGCATTAAAGAAAAAGAAAGCTGATAAACTATCTAAAGTTAACGCTGCAAAAGCAAAGCGATCTGCTGAAATAGCCGCTAAAAGAAAAGCATTAAAAGCAAGGCAAGACGCTGCACGAGCTAAAAAGAAAAAATAATGAAAAAAATATTAGAATTTTTCAGTACTAAAGTCTTTAAACAGGTTGGTGATGTTGTTGATAACCTATTCACTAGCGAAGAAGAAAGACTCAATGCTAGAAATGAAATATTTAAAGTATTACAAGATGCTCAATTAGAGCTTCAAAAAATGCAGACTGAGATCATAGTAGCAGAAGCTAGTGGTAATTGGCTACAAAGAAGCTGGAGGCCTATACTTATGCTTTCGTTTGGCTTTATAATAATATATACAAAATTCATATCACAGTTATCTGTACATTTAATAACACCTACATTAGAGCCTCAATTCTGGCAACTACTAGAAATAGGTATTGGAGGTTATGTTATAGGTAGAAGTGGTGAAAAAATTGTGGACAAACTAGGGCCACTATTCAATAAAAACAAATAAACAAATAAGTAAAATATGGGATCACAAGCAATAGATGCTGGAGCGTTTGGTAAGGCTTTAGCTATAACCGGAAGCGCTAATATTCAACCAGCTTCTCAATGGCCTTTTTTAAATCAATCAGGAGTCGCAGGAACTAACTTAAATGGTTCTCAGATATATTCTGGATCAGGAGGAGCGATAGACGTTATACTAGCAGATACAGTTGGTGTACAAGGAGTTGTTACTTCTTTAAGCTTAATTTCAGGAGGAACAGGTTATACAGCTGGAGCTGCACAAGCTACTACATCAGCTAGTGGTTTGGGTACTGGACTAACAGTAACTACAACAGTGGTTGGAGGAGTTATTACAGTAGGTGCAATAGCCGCTGCAGGAACTGGGTATAGACAAGGTGATATAATAACAATCGCTGGTGGAAGCGGTGGTCAATTTAGAATAAACGTTGTTGACTCGTTACCAACGGCTGCTCAAAAAGTAACTTTTACAGCTGTGCCAGCTGGAACTGTATTACCAGTGTCGGTTGATTATGTTTTAAACACGTCAGCAGCTACAGGTATGGTAGCATTAAGATAAAGTGTAAATAGTAAATATATACGTAACTATATATTATGTATAAACAATTAAATTTAATAAAATGTCAAAAGAAAAAAAGATTACAGAAAAACAATTAGAATCGATTAAAGAGGTTCAACAGAAAATCAACGCTATATTACTAGACGTGGGTTATTTAGAAGCTAGAAAACAAGACTTAATTTTTGCCAACGCAGAAGCGGGTAAAGAAATGCAAGAAATAAAAGTTGAGTTAGAAAAAGAGTATGGTCAAATAAACATAAATTTAGTTGACGGTAGTTACACTGAAGTAGAAAAAGAAGCTAAAGAGCTCGAGGTTGTAGAGTAATGGATTCAGTTGTAAGAAAAATTAGTATAGGTTCTGATTATAAAAATGATGCAATGCATTACGCTGTTGGTCAACAAGTTTATGGTGGCCATACTATATCAGCAATATTATATGATCAAGAAACTAGCTCTTACAGTATATTCATAAAGAAAGAAAACGAGATTATGCCATGGAAGAAATTTAATTCTAACATGGCAATATCCGTTGAGTATGATTTAGAATATTAATGAAAAGTCTATATGATTTTATTGTCAAGCCTCTTGGTGATAGATATGAAAATGAAATAAAGCTTGGAGACAAAACTTTAGTTTTAAATACTAAAATAGAAAACTGGAAAGCTGTTAACAACTTAGCCGTTGTTATTGAAACTCCAAAAGCTTTTAAAACAAATATAAAAAAAGGAGATATAATAGTAGTACATCAAAACGTTTTTAGAGTTTTCTATGATATGAAAGGTGTAAAAAAAAATAGTAGATCATATTTTAAAGATGGTTTATATTTTTGTGCTGTAGATCAAATATATTTGTATAAAAATACAGGCGATTGGAAATCATTTGGCGACAGATGCTTTGTAATGCCTTTAAAAAATAAACAATCTTTAAGTCTAGATAAAGAACAAAAGCTTATTGGTATACTAAAATACGGTAATAGCTCCTTAGAAGCGCTTAAAATAAGCCCAGGAGACGTAGTTGGATTTACACCAAACAGTGAATGGGATTTTGTTGTAGATAATCAAAGAGTTTATTGTATGAAATCTAATGATATTGTAATTAAGTATGAACACCAAAAAAACGAAGCTGAGTATAATCCAAGCTGGGCAAAAAGCAGTTGAGGAATTAATTAAGGTAGCTAAAGAAGCTATAGTTGATTCAGGTGATGACATAACTGCTGATAGATTAAAAAATGCAGCAGCTACAAAAAAGTTAGCTATATTTGACGCTTTTGAAATACTTAATAGAATTGAAACAGAGGAAGCATTATTAAATGATAATCCAAAAGAAGTAAAAGAAGAAAAAGCTTTTAAAGGATTTGCTGAAGGAAGATCAAGGTAATGTACGAACAAACTTTACACTCTGTAGTTAAAGACTACGTTAAACCTAAAGTATTAAATAGACTTAATAGGTATAAAAAATGGAAGTACGGATACAACAAAGAACATGATCTTATTGTTATAAGTAAAACTGGTGAAGTTGGAGAAATATATAATATACAAGGATTAGTTATAGGTTTACCTAAAAAACAAAATGTAACCGAGTTTGCATCTGACAAATGGGAATATCAGCAATATCCTAAAGAACTAAATAAAATTAAATCAGTGTTTGATTGGGATGAATACCCAGTTGAATTTAAAGAAAAGTGGTATGACTATATTGACAAGGAGTTTAAAAGACGTGAGGAAGGTTTTTGGTTTATTAACAAAGGCAAGCCTACTTATATTACTGGCACTAACTACATGTACTTGCAGTGGTCCAAGATTGATGTTGGGCAGCCAGACTTTAGGGAATCAAACAGATTATTCTATATCTTCTGGGAAGCTTGTAAAGCGGATGTACGGTGTTACGGAATGTGTTATCTTAAGAACAGACGGTCAGGTTTCTCTTTCATGGCATCAGGCGAGACGGTTAATCAGGCAACAATATCCACAGATTCAAGATTTGGC